GTGTTGAAAAAATCCTCTGGGATGCCAGCATCTTTATTGAAATTAATCGGATACTCTTTAATATCAGACGGTAACCCTAATTTCTTATATACATTACTCCAGTCTTCGTCTGTTGCAAACTTCCCTGGAATAACTATCTTATCTGCTCCAACTAATTTCTGTGCTGATATGTAAGATTTAGCAAGAGATGGGATATCTTGTATAACCTTGAGTGCACTATCTTCCTGTAACTCAGGAGGCAACCCAAGTTTCCAATTCTCAGGGTACTGTACTTGGTTTTTGTCATTACTACCCTGAGTGTTAGAGGTCGGACTGAAGAAACCTGCTCCATTTCCAGCATTTCCTGACCCCTGGTTAGACGAAAATCCGCCCCCTCCTGAAGCTCCAGAATTACCAACTCCTTGCCCTGATCCTCCAGCTCCTCCAGAAGTATCTCCAGAGCCTCCCGACCCAGACCCATTACCCACATCCTTATTAAATAGTAGCACGTGCTTTCTTAGCATCTTTTACCCTTTCTCTTAGTGTCTTAGCGTCTATATTCAAAGCCGCAATTATTTGTAAAACTACGTTTCTCTCACCCTCTCGAAAAGACACTTGAGTAGGATTGTCGTGCATACTACTCCTAAGCATATATCTGCTTATTAGGTCGTTCAAAACTTTCTCCCCTTCAGGACTACTAAAAACTGAAATATAGGACTTTAGTAGGTCTAAACTATTCAACTCTTGACTAGCCATTATTACCTTTCTGCGCCATAACAGAACCTAATTTTTGTGCCTGCTCAGCCTGCATCATTTGCTTTTGATCATTAGCCATTTGTTGCTGAGCTTCAGCCCGAGCCTTACGCACATTATCTAACTCTTTTTTATTCCTTAATATATCCTGAGGAACACCATAAATTATTGATAATCTATTAATAGCACCATCTGCATTTAGGTTGTCAACTGCTGACTGATCGGCGTTAATAAATGGCTCAATTGTCTGCACAAATCGCATAATATTCTGCCCTTCACCTACTCGCTGTGACTTAGCAACAAATGATGAATATCTAACATCTATCTTTCTAGATCTAATAATAGGAGGAACCTCTCTCGGATCTATTACTCCATGTGAAAACATTATATCAACTACTCTATCTAATAATGGACGCAAAAATTCTGACTGCATTCGGCCTAAAAATGGACCTAAAAATCTCATCTGCTCCTCGGTTCTTTGCATAACCTCAGTAGCTGTCATCTGTGGACCAGTTCGTAGCTGTAACTGGTTTACATAAAATGCATCCCTAATCTTAGACTGCTTCTCCTGTATAACCTGAAAACCAAAATCAATCCTGCTATCATTAAATACAGGCCTAATCTGATCATTACTTCCAGCTCTATAATAACTAATACCACCAGGAAATGTATTTAACTGAGATATAAACCCATCGTCAGGTGCCTGCAAAGGTGGATCAACTACTTTCTCCGCACCAATCAGCGTAGTTTCTACCATTTTATTCAATACCTTAACCTCAGGTAAAGCAACCATAGCCGGAGATCTTCCATACGTCTCACCACTTGCCTTGCTCCATCTAGGAACTACAAATGGTAACCCCTTAAAACCATGGCGCTTTAATTCATGCTTCTCTTCAAGCAAACAATGTACACTCTCATAGGTAAATCCACGCGCATCTTGCTCCTTCATTGGATATACTGCATGAACTACCTTAAACTTTTTGTCCTCATTATTATCATATGCTCGTTTTACTTTATCAGAAAGTGCGTCTACTCCATACTTTTGAACTATCTGCCTAGCATTCCACTCATACTCTAGATATACCTCGTTTACTCTTCCGCGAGAATCTTCCTTTATATATGCATAAGCTATAAAATTGCATAAAAATCTTACTACATCTTCCTCATCTGGTTCAATAGCAAGTAACCCAGTACCAAATCCACCTATATCCATATATAACTCATGAACTTCCATCTGAAAATTTGAGTTATTTAATATGTTATGCGTCTTAGTAGTTAACTTCTGTAAAAATAATCTTACATCATCTAAACTATCTAAGTGCTCATCACCAGTAGTTAATTCAAACCACTGTTGCGTAGAACTAGTTAATAAACTATGTAAATTACCAGCCAGTAACTCTAATGATTGTGGACCTGTATTATCATATAAATAAAATTGTCTATCCTCTCCCTGAGTTCGCTTAACTAAAACTGTGTTCTTTCTAGTGAATATATAGTCACCTATATCTTGCCAAAGTGTCTCCCAATTAGATCGCTCACTTTTTAAACTACTTAATCTCTTTTTTATCTCTCCTACATTCATCGAGAAGCCCCCGCATATCCATTTGCGCCAATTAAAGAATTACCCATAGACCCAGGAGTTAATAATCCACTAGAAGCAGCAGTCCTTGCCTGATTAGAATTAAATAACTGTATAACTCCAGGCCTATCCTTCATCATAGCTACCTGTTTATAATCAATTGCATTCCTAGCAAATCCACCCTTACCAGCTTTTGCATCAGCAATTAATGCACTATACGCATCAGGTGTAATTGAATTGTCATAAAATTTTAACGCTAACTCCTGCATAGATGCTGGATCTACTTTACCCTCAGCTAACAACGCGGCATACTCATTAGCCATTCTTTTTTTGGCTAATTCTTTAGTCAATAACTGCGTTTCATCAGCTCCTGATGCACTATTAAATGATGGACTAAATATACTACCTATATCACCAATAATATTTTTACCTTGTCCAGTTGCTGTATTCCACGCATCTTCAAAAAATCCCGCCACTATTACCTCCTACTAAATATATTAAATTTACTGTTAGACTTCTGCGGAAGTTCGCTTCGCGCTTGCTTCCTATCTTCTTTAATACCCATCGCAAATGTTCTAAAACTATCTGCTGAGTGACTTGACCAATCATGTAATGGCTTTGGCATAAATACATTATTCTTACTATCCCATTTTCTTTGATATGCCTTCAACGCCTCTATACCCTTATGACATTTCTTAGCATCAAACCAACATTTACTCAAAATCATCTTAACAGCATTTATTCCATCCTCTAAAGATGATTTCTTTGCAACATTCACATACTGCCTACCAAATAATTCCTCAGCTACTTCTTTTCTTGTTCTACCAGATATAAAATCTCTTACCTCTATATCATGCGGGAAAGTATGCATATCATATATGTACGGCTTACTCTTTAGCGCTTTTGCAAAATAGTGTAAGTCTCTGTTAGATTCTTCCATGTAATCAATAATTCGGTACTCTCTACCATGTTTCTGCACAAACCATATAGACGTAGCATCAGATATACCTAAATCCCAAAATGTCTCAACACCTAAAACTTTCTCGTATGGAACAGACGTTATCTTGCCAGTATCCTCTAACTCTTTTATCTCTTTTCCATAGTATGCACCTACTAGCGCCGCCTGAAAGTCACACTCATACTCCTGATTATATTCATCCTCTGTCATTGTCTGCCTAGCAGCCTCTAACTCCGATTTTGGTATTATACCAGTCTCACTAGCCTTGTACATGGCAGCATACCAATCATCTTTTACCTCTGCTTCGCCACCCTCATCAGGCATCTTTCCAGTTTTTGCAAATATATATAAATTGTAAAATAAATTTCTTCCCTTTGGTGTTCCTATGAATATACACCACCCTAATCTATCCGATAAAGCTGGCCTAACTACTTGTCCCCATATCTCGCCATTCATCTCACCCATCTCATCCAATACAGCACCATCTAAGTACATACCGCGTATAGATCCAGGGTTCTCGGCCCCCAATAACTGAAAACGTACTCTATCCCCCATCGCTGGTCTTGGTATATCTACCCTTAGTTCTGCCTCGTTTACTATCACACCAGGTATATTCTTAGTAAACTCTTTCAAATAGTCCCACGCAACCCTCTTAGCCTGACCATAAGTCGGAGCTATATACGCATACTGAGGATTTTTAAGCGGACACCGTAACCCTCTATCAATCTTTTCATTTAATACTAGTACTGTCTTACCAAACCTACGGTGACATACTAAAACATTAAACCGCTTAAAGCGTTGATGTAATAGTAGCTGCAATGCTCTTGGCTTATATCCAGTGGACACGTGTTTTACTGACAATGTATATACTCTCCAAATGCATAAGGCCTAAGTTAATAGGCCCTTTATTTTATATGAATTTATCCGTAAAATCTACTCTTCTGGTGGATATGGATCGTATATCTCTACATATTGATATGTATTCGTTAATAGTACGTGCTTCTCCACAAACCCACGAATACCTGGCTCATATGATAAAGACATCATATGATCATGAGCCGCTTCCTGCGTCTCAAATAACCCCATGTACTCCTGCTCTCCATTTCTGAATAGCTCTCTAAATACCTTATACTCTTCCATTAGTTTATCCCTCCTATAGACACTACTGTACCAGTCTGCGCTGTTGCAGCTGATGTACAGATAATTCTAGCAAATCTTGCAGTTAAACCTACAGTAACAGGTATAGCTACAGTACTAGACGCAACAGCAGGAACCGCAGCACTACCACTCGCCCAGTTTACAGCGTCGTTAGATAACTGTACTTGATATGTTCCTGGGGTTGTAGCTGCACCTATTGTTATATATGCAGTAATACTTTTTAACTGCGCTACTAAAAAATTACCAGTTGTTGCATTTAATGTTCCATTTAAAATATTCGCAGTTCTATCAAAAAATTGTCTACATGGTAAAAATGCAGCATTTACACCTGTTGTAATAATAGAAAAAGTAAATGATGGAGTCGTTCCACCTATCGTCCACAACCATCTTCTTCTGCCACCCAATGGTATAGCTGGAATAAATACCGTAGTTACTCCAGTAATTCTCTCACAATGCCACACATCTTGAAATGTTACACCATTGTCATATGACTCTTGCAAAACTAAATCTAAAGTCGGAGTCGTTCCTGAAGAAGCAGAAACATTCACTAACCCACTTAACACCGCACCAACTTTTGATACTATAATACCAGAGTTCGATGACGTTGTTCTTGCAGCTGATGCAACCTCAGTTAAATTTCCCGTTGATGCAGACCCCAATGAAACATTCAACATACTTGGACTACTTGTCTGACCTGACTCCAATACCGACGATGTCGCTGTACTTATTGCTACCGTACTAGTCGTTGCCATTACTACAGGAAGAGCTTTACATAAATCACCAGCACCATTTTGATTATCTAACTGCACAATGCTTCTAGAGTAATCTAATATTGCCATAAAATGAATTCTATAGTCTGTTCTCTTAAGTAAAGCACCACCACAAGCAATTAACCCAAAATCATTTCCAATACTCTCTAACTCCACTGTTGTTAGATTCATTCTCAATACTTTGTACGCCCCATTGTATATCGTAGCAGCGCCATCCATCCCAGCTAAATGACAATACTCTCCATTTAAAAAACCCGACGCTGTCGTGTTCAATGTCACTGTCATTACATTATTAGTTCGCTGAATAGACTGTATATTTAAATTCAACGCCCCAGGTAGTAATACACTCCCCTGATTCGGAGCAACTACACCACCTACACTCGACGCTGTAACCGCACCACCAATTACTATCGTAAAGGTAGTAGCATTTATAATACTCGCAACCTGCGTACTCGCGGATAAATTAGGGAAATTTACTATATCTCGCACACCGTATATCTGCACAAAGTCACTAGTCGTCAACCCATGCGCAACATCCGTCGTAACTGTTGCCGTAGTAGTGCCAGTCTTTTCTATAGTTAATATGTTACTAGTAGGAACCGTTAAATTTTGTAAATTCTTAAATCTAATTCTAATCTTATAATATGAATCATCATCTGGTATCCCCTGAGATATTCTATTACTACCACTATTACTCGCCACAGACTCTGGTAATCTAGAACTTAAAAATATCTCCTGTAAATTGTATAGTAACTCGTGCTGAGACGCCGATAGGAAAGAGTCCGTGTACGCGGCACCCGTACCCTGCGTCGCAGTCGTACTCGCCATAGCTGTAGGAAGAGAACGAATACTCGCACCATTTCTACGCGCAAATAAACTACCAGTAGTTACCACCTGACTATCACCCCAATGTATACCACCAGCATTCGCGCACATGTCAGTTATATCAGACCAACGTATATTCCCACCAGCTGTATATGTACCATTCGCTAACGTGCACGGTACTGTAAACTGTGTCGCTGTTATAGGAGTAGCTACTACAGGACCCACGTTCAATCTTCTCTCTGTATTTCCAAATAATATAATCCTATCCCCACCCTTTAAACCATGCGGCTGCGCTGTATTTATCGTCGCCACATTCGTTGCTATTGTAACAGTACCTGAAATAGGTATATCCGTAAACGCTGGCATCTTCTGTATAGCAGAAGTACCCGGGTCTACGCCAACTAAAGATATCTCACACTCCTGCCCAACGATTCTCTGACTCGCACTCATGCCAGCTAACATCCGTAAAGGAAACGAAAAAATCTCCTTACTCGTTAATATCACCTCACTATTTGCCATAAATGGAGACATACTCACACGCATATACGCAGAGCCCATAGCATTCCCACCACGGTTCACTAACGTATCACCCTTATTTCTATACTCAATATCCCAAATATCTAAGTCAGGCTGAGCTAATATAAAATTATCTCTAAACTTACCAAATGCATTCGTCGTAACTGCGGCACCGTATTTATCTACAAATCTCTCATTGCTTCTCTGTGATTGCTTCCCCATTTGTCAATTCTCCTATGCTGATGCTAGTATCACTAATGCTACCTATCTCTGCAACTTCTTTTTCATTTCTATCTATGCCAGTATGTACTACCACTTGTGTTAACACATCCAGACTATGGACCTGCTTCGTAGCAAATCGGCTCGCGTCACCCTTCTCCGCTATCCATCTCATTGTTTCCACCTCTAACTTCTTTGCCGCAACATACTCCTTACCAGAACTGTTCATGACAGCTTCGCGGGCACTCTTAATCGCACCCTCATAAAAATGCTCTACCCTGTCACGTTTTGCTATCTCTATCATTTCCTTGAAGTCAGGGCGCATACGTAGCCATCTAGTAACTACCGAGAACGGTGGGCACCACTCTGCCTTACATATATCTATCAATAAAAGGCCCTCGGTTAGGGAACTCGCAATCGCTCCAGCCATCGCAGAAGTATATCGCCAGCTGTAAGGCTCATCCTCAACACGCAACCCCTCTTCCACATAGTAAGACTCCCCGCTCTCTGTGAACCGTTCCTCAAACCCGCAACCAGGCTTACTCGAAAATTGTAAGTTCGGATTCCTCTGCACTACCTTAACCGTCCCTAATATATCCACACCCTCAATTAACCCCGTAGCTGGGTTCTTCCAATACGTTAACTCACTCATGTATATACCTCTCTAAAAGATATACCTTACTAACACGCAGAAGGGTACGGGGAAAAGCTCGTAGCTTGTTGCCAGTAGTAGGATGGGGAACACGCCGTTTTCTGGAGTATGTGGCAGAGTAGTTGTTCGTGTAGCGCGGTGCGTTGCTTATGGGGGAGTTGGCTCGGGGTCCGGGGTCTTATAAAAATAATTTACTGTACTCTCTAATTTGGGGGTATACCCCATCTTTTATAGGTCCCCGTATCCGCGAATCTCGGACCGTGCACAAATTGCAGCCCATGTCTATAATATATACACAATATATCTATTAGATCGAATATACGCGCAATAGGTTAGGCATAGTAATTGAATATAGTATTTGTATACAGCTTATATATGTATATAGAAAGGATATTATGAGCCTAGAGTCAAGTAAGGATATACTAAAAAGAATGTCACAAGATCCGCGGATCTTGTATTATGAGACGAGGACAGTGTGGGGTAATAATCACATGTATCCGGCTTGTAGTAGATCAGAAGCGTATTTAAAGGCTCTTGGGCTTAAAGTTTTCACAGGGTCGAGTATCAGTGCGCTGCGCGCACTTGGTATTGAATTAAAAAACATAATGCAGCGAATAGACGCTGCGGAATAGAGGAGAGAGTATGTTTAAGGTAATGGTTTTAGTATTTTTGGTCAGTAATATGGCACTTGGTTCTGACTTTTATCATAATGATAAGAAAGTTACGAAAGGTCAGGCGATAATGATATTGGCGAAAGATCCAAAGGCAGTGATTAAGAAGGTAGATTTCATGGAGCTGAATTCAGAGAAGGGAACATTGCGTGTGTCTAAGTAGGGCGCAACCAGGGCCACGCAACCAGCAACCAGCAACCAGCAACCATGACAACGCAACCAAGACGCTCTAAAACTTGATTTAACGAGTTTTATTTCTAGGGCATACAATCTATGCCCTTGATTAAAAAAACCTCGTATAGACGATCCTGGAGCGTTTTAGCGTGGTTAAGGGTTCGCGGACCTATTTCATTTAGTTGAAGTGGGGTCGGTCCGTTT